ATTAAAGTTACCCTTTTTCTGAAAAACATATCGAAATCTTTTCAAAAATCATCTTGACATATCACCAGATTGCTCCTTCTTGGTCTTGGAATTGTTCAGCTCGTCAATGCGAAGGCTGAGCTGATAGGTCGCATAAGCTACCATGTGGAGCTCTGCGGCTTTCTTTTTGGCGTCTTTGTGGGTTACTACGGTTCCGATTGCTGACAAAATCAGGAAAACGGCCCATAATGCACACACGACGGCGCCGAGCGTGATTTCTGCTGCGGAAGGCATATAAGCCCGCCGTCTCCGGGTTTCCACGGTTTTATTGTTATGTTCATGTTATGCCTCCCAGTTCCAGAGCCCCTGCTGGCCTTTGGCTTTTATGGGCTCCGGCAGTTCTTTGATGTTTCTCAGCTCCCATGCGTAACGGCCGAGAGAATAATCTCCGAGAGCCTTTTCGGTGTCAGGCAGAGTAGAGAGGTATTCTTCTGTTATGAGGTGGCACGCCACAAGCTCAGCCGTTGCAATTATTTCTCCGTAATTGAAATATGTCAGGAGCTCACCGTTTGCCATGCTTGCTTTTTCCAGCTTCTCAACCATGAGCCCGAAGGCTTTTTCTGACAGAAGCGGTACGACTTGGCGTATTGGCTTGACTGCTGCATGGATCGCAATCGGTCCTCTGTATTTTGTGGCCCAGCTTCTTGTCTCGTTATGTTTTACGCCGGCGGCTATAAATTCGGCCCACGGCTGCCATATTGTTATTGCTTTCATTTAGGCTCCTTTCTAAAAGCAAAATGTTAGTTGTCCCGTTTCGTCTGCTTGCGTATTCATTGGAATAACAAAGCCTTCCCAGTGCTCATAGGCGCGCCCGGTCAGGCACTCAGCCGCTAAAATCAGCACATTTATGTCGCTTGCGTTTTTCATCCATGCGTATTCTTTCACATGCCGTTTTATTTGTTCCAGCAGCGGGAGCAGGCCGTCGGCTTCGGCTGCTTTTTCAACGAGCCGAGCCCAGTCCTTGATCTCATATACTCCGCTTGGCGTTTTGTACGTTTCCCTGCCTTCTGTGATTTTTCTCCCGTTCTTATCCTTTCCGACCACCGTTGCCGTGAACATTCTCTAAGATAGTCTGGTGTAGTTCTCGATCATCTAGGCTCCTTTCTGGATAGCTGAGGCGCTCCAGTTCTTCGCGAAAGCCTCCGTGCTCTGATAAGGGCAAAAGAGCTGGCCGTCTCTGGTTTTTACCTCGAAGCGTCCGCGGCTGCGGATATATCTCACGATCAACTCGTAACGCTGGCCGGTGATAAATCCCATTGATCCGGTTGCCCCGGTGAATGTCGCAATAATCTGGAGCGATCCGGTTTTACTTTTTGGGTTTTTCAAATCATTAAGCGCGCGTGTCAGCATTGTGCGTTCCTCCCTTTGTCTTTTTCAGAAATTCCAGCGTACCCAGATGATTGAGGCCGATCTCATAGTCTTGGATCTCGCTGCGTTTCAAGTGCTTGTGGCCGTATATGTCCTTCATATCTCGCCAGACGTTCCACGGTATGCGGTAGAACTGCTCAAACTTAAAGCTCACGAGCACGAAGCAGCTCGCGCCCATTTTTTCGTAGTTCTCCAGCAGCTCAGCCTGCCGATCGCTCACGGCAGAGGCTTCGATCTTGTCGGCGTCTGTATGTTTGGCCTCGAAGGCAATGCACCGGCCGCCGTTGAGTATTCCCTTGTAGTCGTTCTGGGCTTTCTTGGTGAAAACCGCGACATATTGGCCGCGTCTGCGATCTCCGTATGGTTTCAGTGGCCGCATAGGCTCCGGCGTTTTCTCAATGTCCGCAATATTCTGGGAGCGGTAGTAGTTGCACGCTGCGGAGATCATATTCTCGAAGCGTTCCCCGGCGTATTTAGCACGGCGGCCCTGCTGCCTGCGCTCATACTCGATATTTCTCTCGGCTTCGCATGGTGTAGGATCCGGGTAGCCCTCTGAATTTCGTCCGTTGCTCATATCACGCACCCCCTCTCAACATCGAGCTGCCATTTCTCAGGCTGTTCGCAATCATTTCGCCGAGTTCTGAGGCCTCCGTCGGATCTATGTTGATATGAACCGCAGTAACCTCTCCGAGACTCTTGTCAGCCTCCGCAAGTAGTGGAGCGGCAGCAGGCTGATCGGCGTATGCAGCAGCGGCAGAGGCGGCGAGTTTTCTCAGAGGTCTGCGCTGTGTTACTGCTGCATGATTGTAGATTTCCAGCACGTTCTCGATAAATTCCGGTGGGCCGAAAACTTGGATCTCAATGTCGAGCACTCCGGCGAGCTGGATCTCGTCATACATTCCAGCAGATACCTCGCAGCCGTAAACTCTGATAAGTTGGCAATATCTGAGGAGCTGGAGCCCACAACGCAGGCCGAGCTTTCTTTCCTCTGGGTTGGAGTCGTCCACAAACTGCGTAAAATACACATGAGGGGCGAGTGGCAGCAGGCCGTCATTCATTGCCTCGCGGCAGTATTCCTGCGCCTTGATGATGTTTTTCTCATAGTCACCGCGACACGGTGAGCAAATATAGGCTAATTTCATTCAGTGCCCTCCCTTAAATAATTTTTATTGTCTGGCGACTGCTGCCGGGCTGCCATACGAACCACGAGTAACTCGTGGCGTCCGTTCCGTGTCCGGTAAAGCTCGGGCGCTTATGTAGGGTGTAGAGTCCGGCGAGCCGGTGATCTTCCTGCTGCCAGAACTCAAAACGCTGGTCGCTTTCCATGAACGCGGTGCGGAGCAGGAAAATGAGCCTGCCGCCCGGTTTAAGTAGCCCGAGACATTTCTCAACAAATTCGATCGCCTGATTAAATGGCGGGTTGCCGATGATAAGATCGTACTTTTTCCCGAGGTCCATGCTCAGGAAGTCGTCAATAATCACATTGACGCCGAGATCCTGCAGGTGTTGTGCCTCCTCCGGTCTGATCTCCACCGCGTCGATCGAAAAATCGCCGTATTTTTGTAGTGTCTTGATTATGTTGCCGCTACCTGCTCCCGGTTCCAGCACCTCGATCCCCCCCCTCAGAGGGAAAACGTCGAGAAATGTCTCGATCGTCGAGATCGGTGTAGGGTAGAAGTCGTGCGGCTTTCTGGTGCCTCCTCTGTTTGTTGCACTCATTGTCTGCCTCCTTATCTGCTGCGCCAGCTCTGGCCCTCCATGACGAGCGCCTCGCACATTTCTCGCAGCCGGTCCACAGTGGCCCTCGCTGTCATGTCGTCCCCATTCTGAGGAGTGAGGCGCTTCTCCAGCTCGGTGTCTGTGTAGTTGCTTGTTACAATCGTTGGCTTGTAGCCTTCGTAGCGGGCGTTTATGATCGCGTAGATCTTCGAGACACCCCAGTCTGTCGGCGGTTCTTTCCCCATGTCGTCGATAATGAGGAGCGGGACCGTTTCGTAAACTCTCAGGATCTCACCCTCTGAGATTTCGCGCTTGTCGTATGTAGCCTTGATCCTTGCCAGCATGTCGATCATTGTCATGCAAATAACCGGCCGGCCTCTCTGGATCAGGTCGTTGGCGATAGCAGCAGCGAGGTGAGTCTTTCCGACGCCTATGTCGCCCAGTATGAAAAGCCCGTTTTTCTTCTGGCCCATATTGTCAAAATTCTGGGCGTATCGCATGGCCGTTTCTTTCGCTTTGGCCGTTCTCTCGTCCGGGGTGAGGTAGTTGCTGAAGGTTCGCTCTAAAAAGCGGCCCCTCATTCCTGAGTCACATCTGAGACGTGACACCCGGCGTCTGATTTCGTCCTCGGCTTTCCGTTTTTCTTCCTGCTCCCGTTCGAGCCGTTCCTTTTCTCTAGCCTCGACTGCTCCCGGGCAGTTGCAAGGAATAGCGGTGGGGATCCAGAAGATCCGGTCGTCCATGTTGTTGAGTTCTTTGCCTCTGTGATACCGGAGCTTTCCGCAATATTCACACGGCACCGGCTCCGGTGGTGGTTCCGGCCAGTCTCTTTCCTCGTTGCTGTAAAACCAGCCGTCACTCGGCTGCCGTGAAGCCGGTGAGCTTGTAGCGGGATCCGCTTGGTGGTTCATTGCCATTGTCCGGGCCTCCTTTGTCGTCGTATTTGCCTTCCAGCACTTTGCACATGTTTGTCGGTTTCATTATCCAGTCGAAGTCGGCGCGCCAGTTGCGATCATTTTCGCCTTTCATAAAGCTGCTCGCCTCGGTTTTTCTGAATAGTGTCTCGAATGTCTCAATATTCGGGTAGGTCTTAAATCTTGCGGCCACCGCCTTGCGTCTGGCTCCGTCAATCTTCTGGATCTTCGAGAAGCTGACGCAAATCTCGTTGTATAACTGCATGATTTTCACATACGGAGTCGGATCTGATTTGGCAGGTGCCGCTGCCTCGTGCTCTGGAGGAGCACTTAAAGGATCCTTTATATCTCTAGTCTTATCTACTCTAGTCTTGTCTACTCTGCCAGCGGTTGTTTGTTGGTCGTCCGGCGGTCGTCCTTCGGTCTTTTTAGCAGCCGCTCGGCGGCGTCTGGAGCGTTCCTTTTCGGCTTCACGCTGTTGGATCAGAGTGCCTGCATATTCCTCCCAGTCGTGGATCGTGAGAGTAGCAGGATCCTCGTCGCCCTGATCCAGCAAACCCGCAGAAATAAAGGCTTGCAGCAGTTCGTCGGCGTCTCCGTCCCACTGTGCTGCGCGGGCTATATTTCGCGCGCTTATCTCCGAGACGTTGCCGTCCGGGGCATTATCGAGAGCCCAGAGCCAGAACGAAGTCAGGAGCCCGATCATGTAGGGTGGAGCTATTTCGAGAGCGTCGGCTGCGTCTAAAATTTTTCTATGCTGTCTAATTGATTGATAAATTTTCAACCATGCCACGGCGTTTCCTCCTTCCTTTTTTGGTTGTCCTTTTTCTTGGCGTGTCTTTCTGTTTTGGTCGTTTGTCGGTCGTCCGGTGGTCGACCACCGGTTGACCGGTAGGGCGAAAATCAATTAAAAGGGAGTTGATCGTCTGCGCCCTCCGGTATATTCATAAAAACCGTCGCCGCTTGCAGGACCGGTTGGAGGTTCCTGCTGGTTGCTGTTTTTGCTCTTACTTTCTGCAAACTCGGCCTCCTCAACAACAACCTCGGTAGTGTATACTTTGCGGCCCTCGCGGTCGTTGTAGCTTCCCGTCTGGATCCGGCCAGTTATTGCGATCTTTGTGCCTTGTCTCAGGTACTTCTCAGCAAATTCGGCGTTATTCCTGAAGGCAACGCACTGGATAAAGTCGGCAGTTGCTTCGCCTCCGTCTTTTCTGCCTCTGCGGTCCACGGCGAGAGTGTAGCGGGCTATCGCCATAGGCTCATTGCCTTGCGTGTATCGTACTTCGGGATCTCTGGTGAGCCTCCCCATTAAAATGACTTTGTTCACTGTCTGTTTCCTCCATTCCTCAGCTCTTTGGCCGTGTCGTCCATGCGCTTGCAAATGTCGTCATACTCTGCCCGAGTCATGTCGGCCGGTTTCTTGCTGTATAAATAATTGATCCTGCCGTCTGTCTGCTCTTTGGAGAGCCCGGCGTCCTGAGCTTTCCGGTACATTCTGTCGAGCTGGGCCGCTGTGAGCTTCTTCTCGGCTCCGTTCTGGCCGCTCTGAGCGGTTTTGTTGTTCGGTTGGCTCTGTTGGTTGCCTGCGGCATTTCTGACCGGCTGTGAGGCTGTTTGAGCGCTTGGCTTGCCTTTCATGTCTGGATCGGTCTCGCCCATGTCAATGCTGAATTTTTCAAAAAGATAATATTTTATAGCATAGGTCCACGCGCTGCCTTTTGCTTTGGCCGGATCGTCGTTCCATGCGATTGCGTGAGTCTGGGCCTCGTCGGTGTCGTCCTCGTTGTCTGCATTGGTCCAGCGCATTGTCAGATCGGACTCATAAAGGAACATGAGGCCGCCGTGCTGCGTGTTCATGGTTTTGATTTGGGCGTTTTCCTCCTGAATAATGTCGAAGTTGACGCCGAGCTCATTCATCGTGGGGGTGATAGCTCTCCAGACGTCGTCAATCTTTGCAAACTTATAGGGAACCTCCTCGCTGTGCTGGCCCTTTTCAATTCTCGGGATCTGGCGCCGCAGTTCGATGAATTTCTCCTGCAGGCTCATTACCTCGATCGGTTTGTCCCGCCGCGTCTGGAATGAGGCAACGAAGAAGCATCATTTTTTATCTCCTTTAAAGTTTGGACGCTGCCGTCTTTGACTTCCGTGGCGGCCTCGCCGCTGGGGGGGGTGGGATTTATGATTTACTGAATTACGAAGCAGACCGGGACGTAAAGCTCGTTGCCGGCGTGCCAGGAGCTGGAGTGCCCGAGGTAGTAGACGCCCACGCAATAAGACGAGTGGCCACTCCCGACAGAAGCGGTCCAGTACCAATCAGGTGATCCACCTTTTCTGTTGCACTTGATACGGTTGCGGCGGTCTTTGTAGTATTCGATCTGGTTGTATGTGTCGTCCTCTGAATAGCAGCAGTCCCCGAATAGCTCCGACTCGGTAGGTAAAAAGAGGCGGCAGAGTGAGCTCTCGCCGTTTTCCTGCTTACGCTCAACCTCGGCGATCACATTGCGAAGCTCCTCCGGCAGACTGTTGAAAACTTCCTCGTTTAAGTAGCGCTTGACGTCTGAGTCTGCGAAGCCTCCGGCGTTTCTGTTGTTCTGGTTGTAGGCAACCTCTACCGGCAGGCAGTCCTTACTCTCGAAGCGAGCCCAGCCCGGGCCCATGTCAACGACTACGAGATCCATTTCCTCGCCGTCGAGGGTTTTCTCTGTGATAATGTCGCCCGCCTTCAGGCCGCTGGTGTTGTCCTTGATTTTCTGGGCCAGTTCCTCCCAGTTGATTGCTGTCTCTGTGGTTACTGTCTGTGTTAATACTGCCATGATAAGATCCTCCTTATTTTTTCTCCGCATAGAAGCGGTGGTTGTTAATTGTCATTATGTAGCGCTGTGACTCGTGGAACTTACTCGCCACAAGATCGGGATTGTAAAAGTATTTGATCGGCTCGGTGCTTGCTATCATTCCGAAGTCAAACACATACCGAACGGCCTGCATTGCCTCCGCTGACGGCTCCGGTCTTTTCTCGGAATAGGAGTAGCGGGCTGCTGCCTCTGCTGGCCGGATCCCGTCGTCCTCACATGCCTGCAGGATACACTGGCAAATTGCAATTTTACCCGCCAGCGGTTCGCCCTCGGCCTCTGCTGTGACGATCTGGGCCACCTCGTAGCGCTCGGCGTCTGTCAGTTCGTACCGGAGTTCAAAACCGGCCTCAGAAGCCCACGATCTCGCGAGCTCCTCCATATCTACCGCGTGAGGTTCTCCATCCTCTGTCAGATATGCGAAGTAGTAGCCGCCCGGCTGTGTTTCGTCCCGAATAATGAGAGTAGTCTCCTGCGGTGTTTCTGTCGTTTCTGCTGCCGGAGCGTTTACCGGTTCTTTTTTCTTGCTGCAAGATACCAGACTCGCGATAACAGTCACAACGAGCACCAGAGCGGCGCCTGCTGCCAGTCTGGCAAGGAAAACCTCGCGGCGCCTATTGGCTTTTCTGTGTTTTCGTGCTATAATTTCTCTGTGATCTTTGAAATTATGGACGGGCTCAGGCGAGAGCACCGTCTCCTTCTTCGCGGTCACTTGGGCTGGACGTTCTGGGCGTCTGGCCCTTTTTATGTCCTCATGTGTTTGCATTGGTCTGTATGCCTCCTTTTGGTTCGTAGTTTCTCAGCTCGCAGAGGGCGAGCGTGAAGTCTTGGAAGGCGAGCTGCTTCACCAGATCGGCCACCAGCAAAACACGGTACCAGCCGGAGCGGTACGTCGCCGCGTCCTCTGGCTGCATTTCCGTGGCCCGCTCGAGCTTTCTGTCTGCATAAGACTCGGCCCGTTTCATTTCCTTGTCTGGGACCTCTTGGCCCAGTATCTCAAAAACCGCCTTGCGGCTGTATTCTTCGGCCATGTGTTGTGCGCCTCCTTTACTTTTTGTCGTTGTCTTTTCCACCTTTGTTGTTGTAGCTGATAATTACCAGTGTTACGCAAATAATCAGGGTAATAAGTACGCCGTTACTCACAAGATCCACCTCCATTCATAAGATCCGGCAGTCTGCACCCGAGCTTGTACGACTGGGGCATGTATGTGATCTGTCTTAATTTCCGGCCGGTTATGCCGTACTTCGGGTTGTAGCCCAGAAGGTCGATGTAGTCCGTCAGGTCGTCCCGTTCTTCGCTCATGGCCTTAGTCACCTCGTAGAGCGCCAGAACGTCGTCGATCGCTCTGTGGCTGTTCTGGACCTTGTCAGCGAGGCCGTAGTGTTCGATCGCGTTCGCCAGCTTGTGCGGGTATGCCGCGCGGTCCTTGTATACTGTCAGGGAGTCGAGTGCCCGGAGCTTTGGAGCTTTCGGAACCATGCCGCAGCGCTTGAACATTTCCAGAATGAAAAGCAGGTCAAACTGGATATTGTGAGCCACCAGCAGCACCTCGCTGTCACTGTGGAGCATATTGCAGAAGATCCTGCAGGCTTCGCGGTAGTCGATCCCTTTATCTGCCAGCATGTCGTCGGTGATATGAGTCAGCTCGACGATCTTCTCCGGTATCTTTTCGCCCTCCGGTAGCTTGCAAAAAGCGTCGATTTTGAGCTCTATGCCGTTTTCGGTTACGAGAGCAGCAGCCAGCTCGATGATCTGATCCTTTTCAGGATCGGGGCCGGTTGTCTCAGTATCGAAAAATACAATTTTCTTAAACTGCTGCAACAATTTCCTCACGCTCGAGCACCTCCTTCGCAACGAATAGCTTCTCGGTGGCTGCTGTCGTCTTATTTTGGTTCATGGTGCGGGTTACGCTGTGGATCCACACCGGCACGAAGTCGTCAGGAGCTTCCTGCTCGCTGATTAGTACAATGTTGTCGTGACTCCAGAGCCGTGCGACTCTCCAGAAGTCCGCGTGGTCGAAAATTTCAACCGATTTATACTGCTTTGTGTTCTCGTAGGGTGGATCCATGTAAATGACGCACCCGGTCGGGTTCCATGCCCGGTAGTCCTTATGCAAGAAAATGACGTCCTTCAGCTTGTCCCGCTGCGCCTCGATGTTGCGCCGGCCCTCGTCCTGATAGTCTCGGAGCCCTCCGGTTGTTTGAGTCTTGCCAGAGTAGCCACCGTCGAAAAATCTGCCATTATACGAAGCCACAAAACCGACATAGCCTGCGTACCATTCCGGGTAGTCGTCGCGGTTGGCTCTGACTTTGGCGTATTCCTCGCGCTCAATGTAGCCCGGGAGCTCGCCGCCTGCCTGAATGTGCTGCATGAGGGCGATCAGGTACTTGTTGCAATCGCTGGCGATCCGCTGCGGGGCTTCGATCTTGTCGATTACATTGCAGCCGCCGCAGAATGGCTCGAGATAAGTCTCATAGCCGGAGCGCTCGATCTGTTTCTGAATGATCGGCACGATGTAGCGGGCGACTTTCGCCTTGCTTCCCATGTATTTCATAGGGCTGCTGCCTCCTTTCTTTGTTGTCTCTGTTTCTTCCAGTTTTGATAGTCTGCCATAACGGCAGGATCCTCGAACGCTCTCGACATTCCGCTGATTATTGTCCTGCAGAGCGCGTCGCTCTCATTTTCCGGGAGTGTATCGAGTTCGATGTTGATATTTTGCGGGGTTCTGGATCCCACGCTTTTGAGTGTTTTCATTGCCATAAAGTCGCTCCTTCCTCTGCTTGGTTTCACACACCGGGCAGACGTACCCACTCGGAGGGATAACGGCCAGAGCGCTGATCTGCCAGTCCTTGCCGCATATCCGGCAGGCTGCTTGTCTCGCTTGCGAGTTCTTTCTTGCCATTATGGGACCTCCTCGTCGTCGCTGGCCTCGGTGTCGTCCTGCTCCTCTGGGGTATCACACCCGAGAGAGTGGAGCAGCTTGCGGGCTCTGTCTCTTGCCATGCGCTTGATCTTGGTTCTGTACTTCTTACGGATCCGGCGCTTTTTGTGGTGTTCTGCCATGTACCACCAGTGGCGGTCATTGCACCAGATACGGTCCACCGCGTCGCGTACAATCTTCACAATTTTGCCGGCCAGCTCTTTGATCCAGTCGAACACCGGGGAGAGCGTGCGCTCTATGATTTCTTTGAGCTCCTCGAGCTTCTCGCTGAGCTGTCGAATATCGTCCGGGATCTGTATGCCGTCGTCCGGGGAGCAGTCTCTAAAATAATCAGGCAGCGGCGGGACGGTGAGGCCCCGGCAAAGTTCCGCGGTAGTCATTCCGCTGCGGCGCGTGTTCCACATTACATTAAAGAGGACCGTCTCAAAATCTGAGGGGTGGCTGCTTATGGTTCGCAGGATCCGGTTGCGGTATTTCTTGCGGATCCGGTATTTTCTGCCATGCTCAGCGAAGTGGATCCACTTGCGCGGTATGTAAGTAGGGTAGTAGTCTCTTGTTTTCATTGTGTACCTCCGTTTCCTAACTTACGCGGTGCGTAAGGTGAGGCTAAAAAAAATACGGCCAGCCTTTTCTGGCGGGATCTCCAGAGAAAATACGAGCTTTTCCATGACGTCGGACGAGGGCTGCACTTTCCCGTTTAATATGTTACTGAGTGTGTTTCTATTGATCCCGGTTTTCTCCGCGAGCTCCTTAATTGTTTTGATTTCTTTCTCTGCCATGATCTTTTTGATCTCGATGTAGTCGGTTTTATAAATTTCTGCCATTGTGTGCCTCCTTTCTTAAAAACTTACCTACTGCGTAAGGTTATAGTAACACCGACAAGCAAACGTGTCAATACTTTTTGCGTAAGTTTTTTAATATTATGCACAGTATTAGTTGTGTTTTGCGTAAGTTTGTGATATTCTAAGGGTGTTCTAAATAAGAAGGAAGGAGGTGCCAGACATGGCCGAGATCAACGACCGAATAAAGGAGCGGCGGCTCGCAGCCGGCAAAACGCTGTTGGAAGTGGCTGAGTATTTAGGAGTTAAAGAAGCGACAGCGCAGCGGTATGAGAGTGGAGAAATAAAGAACATTAAGCATGAGACGATCGTCTCACTGGCTCAGCTCTTTAATTGTTCTCCGGCGTACCTTATGGGCTGGGAGTCGAAGGCGGCTGTCAATGATTTCCCGCTATCTGATATAGAGAAGGAAATAATCATAGCATACCGCAAAACCGACGCAATAGGCAAGGCTTGTGTGCTTCGCACGCTCGGCGTTGACGAAAAAGGGGACAATCAAAAAATGGCATAAATTACCATAAGAAACGCCCCCGAACTTCCCGAGAGGGAAATGTTATAAAACTTGATTTTACATAACCGACGCGGCCGGCCCAGAACTCCGGCCGATGATCGGTTACAATAAAAGCGAAGGAGGTCCTTATATATGGGAATGAGATTTAGAAAGAGTAAAAAGATCGCGCCGGGTGTTCGCCTGAACCTGAGCGCAAAGAGCGCAAGCATATCAATCGGCCCGAAGGGTTTCAAGAAAACATTCAGCACCAGCGGCCGGGTGACAACAACGGTAGGGATCCCGGGTACCGGGCTTTCCTATTCCACAAGCAAGAAAATGGGCCAGACTGCTACCGGATCCACCTCTCAGGAGGCGCCTGCTGCCGCCGTGGTGGCTTCCAGCAAAAACAAGTGGGTAACTCTTGCCCTCTGCGTGTTCCTCGGCTTCTTTGGCGCTCACCGCTTCTATGTTGGCAAGGTCGGCACCGGTGTCCTTTATATTTTCACCGTCGGCGGGCTGGGCTTCGGCTGGATCATTGACATGGTTATGATCTGTTGTAACAAATTCACCGACAGTACCGGCGCGGTGGTTGGTCTGAAGGCTGCCGAGTATACCAGACAGCCGGATCCTGATCTTGCAGAGGCTTCTCTGGAGGAGCAGCGGGAGGCAGCGGCCGAGACTGCCAGAGCTTACGGCTATACCGTAATAGAGTCAGGCGCTCAGGATAATGCCGACAAGTAAAAACACGGCTCGAAAATATGCCGCAGGAGGTGGCTCGGATAATTCCTGCGGCGTAGAGCCATTACGGGCGGTCATATACGCAAGGTATTCCAGCAGCGGCCAGCGCGAGGAGTCTATCGAGGGACAGCTCCGCGATTGCTACGAGTTCGCCAAAAAGCACGGAATTATCGTCATAGGCGAATACATCGACAAGGCAATGACCGGACGAGTGGACCGGCGGCCAGACTTTCAAAGAATGATGAAGGACAGCGAGAAGGGGCGCTTTAACTGCGTGCTGCTCTGGAAAATGGACCGTTTTGCCCGGAACCGGTACGACTCGGCCATGTATAAATATAAGCTCAAAAAGAACGGGATCCGTATTTTCTACGCAAAAGAGACCATACCGGACGGCCCGGAGGGCATTATATTAGAGTCAGTAATGGAGGGCTACGCTGAGTATTACAGCGAAAACCTCGCCCAGAACGTGAAGCGCGGCAACTACGACAGCGCGCTGGAGCTCAAAACACTGGGAAAGACCTGCCTCGGGTTGAAAACCGGCCCAGACGGTCGCTATATGATAGATCAGGCCGAGGCTGCTATCGTTCGCAGGATCTTCGAGGAGTATGCCGAGGGCGAGCGTGCGAAGGATATATACGAGAGACTAAACTCAGAGGGCTACCGGACGAGCCGGGGCGGCAAATTCAACAAGAACAGCCTCCGGCGTATTCTATCGAATAAAAAATATATTGGTGTCTATGAGTATGAGGACATTTATGTCGAGAATGGGATCCCGGCCATAATTACCGATCGGGATCTATTTGAGAGGGTTCAGAAAATGCTAAAAATAAACCACGACGCACCGGCCAGAGGCAAGGCGCAAAATTTCCTGCTTACAACAAAATTGTTTTGCGGGCTTTGTGGTTCTCCGATGATAGGTGACGGCGGCACCAGTCACACCGGGAAAGCCTACGCCTATTACTCATGTACGAAGCGCAAGCGCGGCCGGAGCTGCAAGAAGGAGTCGGTGCCTAAAGATTGGATCGAGGATCTTGTTGTCGGTGAACTTGTCAAGATCGTACACAACGACGAACTGATCGAGCAGATTGCCGATCGCGTCATGGAGTACCAGAAAAGAGAAAAGGATCAGTCCGGCCTTCATGCGCTGGAGATCCGGCAGAAAGAAAATGAGAAAGCAATCAGCAACATGCTGGCAGCCATTGAAGCCGGCATAATTACCCCGAGTACAAAAACCCGGCTCATGGAGCTGGAGGCTGATCGCGCGGACATTGAAAAGGGAATAGCTCACGAGCTCTTAGCAGAGCCAGAGTTCGAGCGGGATCAAATTATCTACTTTTTAGAGAGGTTCCGCTCTGGAGATATAAACGACGAGGCGTACCGCATTATGTTGGTCGATACGTTCCTAAATTCCGTCTATTTGTACGACGACGATCATCTGGTTTTAGTGATGAATTACTCAGGAGAAAATTGCAAGGTTGATCTCAAACTGGTGGAAGGCGCTGTCAGTGGTGACGGTTGCAAAGGTTCAGCTTTTGCGCCGTCAAGCGCATTGAAAAAAGATTCAGTTTTTACTGGATCTTTTTTCTTATTCATGATAATAGAATGTTCACGGAGCGCGCATTCTATTATTTGCTCTTGGATGAGATAAAAATTTAATATGGGCGAAATATATAGAAGATAGAGGTGATTTCATCCATTTTATAATAGAAATTCATTTAACATACAAGAAAATGGGTGAAAAAGGATGAGATTTCATTATAATAGCCCACGAAAATCAAAAAGTCAGGGTGAAAACAGCAGAAATGAAGGAGTTTCGCCCAAAATGATAGAGGAAGAAGCTGAAAATAGAAAATAATGGGTGAAAGTGGTTTGAAAGATGGAAATTTAGCCCGTTCATCTGGTGGATGTCTGTTATGTGTGGATCAGAGTGAAAGCAGAGTAAATTTAAACGGAAACCCCACTCACAAATTCGCAGGAAAGCTTTGAAAAAGCACTGTGTGATCAGTAAAAAAGTGTAATTAATTTTTACATTGCAATAAAAAAAATGGAAAACCTTGTAAACCAAAGTTTCCCATCATTAAGAGAAGAGCGCGAGACGGGACTCGAACCCGCGGCCCCGACCTTGGCAAGGTCGTGCTCC